CATTTGCCGCCTCCTTCAATGTCTGAAGTCATTGGTGGCGTTGGGAGGCCAGCGTATTGATGGCCATTTGGGAACACACGCCTCATTGCTTCCGTAACCGGGTGGGTGTTTACGATTGTAGTAACTGCGTTCTTGTGAGCGAAGATTCGCACGGCAGATGCTACCTCATAGTGGTATTCGTGCATCCCCGATTTCCCAAGTTTCTTTTGGTCAGTTACAAGGGAATTGTAAGGGTCTATCAGGCATCCGGTGTACTGCCATTCCTCGTGGATTTCTTCCATTACCCGCAGAAGGTCAAATGCGTTGTATAGATTGTTGCTATCTATAAACCGAAAATGTTCGTCAATGTAATCAAGGTGGCGATACATCTTTGCCTCTGTCACGTTTTGGATAGGTTCGCAGGATAGGAACTCAATCAACTTCCGCTTGAGCGAGTGTACCTCGTTTTCGGAAGAATAGACCAACCACTTTTTGTCGTAGTTCATCGTCTGCATCAGCATCAAGTAAATAAGCGTGTGCGTCTTACCTACGTTTGCGTGGCCTGTAACAACGACAAACTCTCCGTCTTTGAATCGGAGGAACTCATCAATTACCGGGTGGCCAAGTTTACCGGTGTCGTAGTACTTTCCGCCTCTTGCTCTTTCGAGGAAGGGAAGTACTTTATCGTTTGAAATTAGGTCAGGATGTTTCATATGGCAAACGTAAACAAAAAATCAATACAAAAAAACATTGGGCAAAAAAAAGCCCCTCCGGAGAGGGGCTAAAAACCAGTCATTATGAAACACCTAAAACGGACTGGATTCTTCTACACGAGCTGCAAAGTGTTCTTGATGCGTAGCACCGTGGGTGCCTGACATCCAAGCGTTAAACTTCTCTGCTAACTCAAAGATTTTCTCTACGGGAATTGTTGACCCTTGGGCAACATAAGCTGCTGACATCTCAACGGCTGATTTCAATGCTACCTGGCGAATGATAGATGCGCTGCGGTCATCATTGGCCTTGGGTGCTGAAGGTGTCCAAGCAGGGCGGTCACCACGTTGAATCTTAATGGTACCTTTCTCATTCTTGGTGTACTCAACCTCGTCACCTACTTTGTAAGAAGGGGTTTGACTCTTGGCGAATGCGGTTCCAAATTCTCCGTCATCAAAGCGGATGTCTAACTTGTAGAACTCGTTCCATTGGCCGTTCGGGGTGATGGATGTGATTTTAGGCATTGTGCAATTCGTTTAAAAGGGTTCTTTTTAATACTTCGTTTTCTGCTTCGAGGAATTCCATCCGTGATGCCATCGCCTCGACTCGATGTTGAAGGAACTCTACCATCTGTGCGGCAGATTCCTGAGACCAGTTTGTTCTTTGTCCGTATTCCATTAGAATAGTTTTAGGTGTTAGACAGGACAAACATACGCAAAAAAATTAACATACAACTCCCTTACCAAAAAAAATTACTTTGCCTGTATTCTTTGTTATCTCGTGGTCACGGCTAATAACAACCTTAGTTACAAAGTTGGTATTATCGTCTTCTATTCCTCCCCACTTGCGTAATGCGTCCAAGGCAAACTTAATTGCCATAATGCAATTATCGTTATCGTATCCGTAGTTATGCCTTAGCGTTGCCGTAATGGTCTTGAATCGTGTTTTGTCGTATGTTGTTAACTGCGCCAGGACTTCCTCCGTAAACTTATCCTTTGCCTTCTTGCGAACTATCCAATGCTTGGAAGCGTAGAACTGATTCAAGGAAGGTACCTTGGACAGGATAACACTAATCTCTATATCCGCAGCGGGCGGCAAAGGCCGGGTCGAGTTTGTGGACTTCTTTAAGGAGGGTTTGCTCCTGGGCTTTGGCGTAGGCACGGTTTTGGTCATCGCAGTTAGCGAAAAGATTCGCAACCTCCGTCAGAATCAAATCTATCTGACGCTTTACTTCGGGGTTGGTATAATACGGCATAATCTTCAAGTTGTTGGAGTTCACGCTTTAGGTGGATTATCGCTTTATTAATATCTTGCTCGGCAGGATTGCCGTCTTTCTTTCCGGCACGGAGTAGGTAGGCGATTGCTACACCCAAGTTGTAATTGTCGTGGGCAAAGTCCTGAACTACGTCAAACGCTTCAATGCCCTTAAACTTGCCTATGTAGTATTCAGGGACGCTCGTCCCAGTAGAGGAAGACTTGGTGGAATCCTTGGTGTTCATTGATTGAAGGTTTTTTTTCCTTGCTCCCAGGTGTTGTACTTTCTGGTGGCTGCTGATTCGTTTTCGCTTCTGGGGTAGTCGCAGAATCCGAAGTGGTTGAGGAATGCGTTTGTGTAGTCATTCGGAATTTGTTTTAATTCCATAGCAAGATGTTTCTTGCGTCTGTCGTTTCTATCTGTTCCCATATTGCAAACCTAAACAAGAAAAGAATAGGTCTAACCAATGTATATAACTAAAAAGTTATTAACACTTGTCGGGCGTATGCGCCCAATGCTTATTTTTTACAACTTAGTTAGTAAGTTAACTTAAAACTAACTTAAAACTAAATAACTCTAACTAAACTTAAAACTAACTTAAGTAACTTGATAGTTAGGTAAAATTAAAAATAAAAGAAAATCTGCGTTTACACGCATTTTCAAGGTCAAGGTATACAATCTATCCAACTTAGATAGATAATGCGTTAGAACGCAGGAAAAGTACCTCTATTGCCTTAATAACACTACAAGCAGCATACCAACTGCAAATAGCATTATGTATTTTTCCCATATTCCTTTTTTCTCAGGTGCTTTGATGGTACGGTTAATGTACTTAGTCACCTGTACCGTGTCCGGTAAGCAGATTGCCTTTACACGTATAGTATCAAAGTTCCTAACAATCCGTAGTCGGATGTTGTCCTTTTGGACAACTACCGTATCAACATCGTTTAGCGTCAAGGTGTCCCAAAGGGTTCTTTCCTTGGTAATAACCAACGTATCCCATTTTGATTGCTCGACTCTTGCTCCCTTGCGTATCGCCTGGGTTAAATGCCATTCCGCACTACAACTACCCAGAGCAAGACTCGCAATCAGGATTATCAATACTACAACTAGTGGATGTAGGAATTTCTTCAAGCTCATTTAACCAGTCGTTAAAATTGGACGTACTTTGTTTTTCCACCTTTCTTGATTGCTTTTAAAACTTGTCCTCGGTTATTTAGAACGTCATAGGAGACGTGAATCCATCCAGGTTGTACATCGGTACCAAATTCCCAAATGAGTTGCTTAAACGGCAGATATTTGCGTATGTAGTTAAACACCGCTGCCATATCATCACATTGGATGTCTGCTGCTCTTCCGTGTACGTGGTCGGATGTTGCACTACCGCCAACCGCAGAGTTTACCTCCGGTGAACGAAATCCACTCGTAACATTAATTACTCCGAATTTATCCCGTGCCGGTTGCAGCACCTTTTGTGCTAAAAGCTTTAGGTTACGGATTTCTTCCTGACCAGGTACGTTCGGTAACCCGGTATCGGTATCTGTAAACTCAGAAAGTATAAAGTCCCTTGAAAGTTGCATAGGTTATGTATTTTGTTACTTTTAAGTATCATTAGGTGCCTTTTATTGCTCTAATGATGGTTTTAACGACCTTGACCCCGGTAGGTCTTACTCGTCACCCTTTTGTTCTGGCTCTTGGTGTGCCTTCCCAGTTTTCTTTTTGACTTCTTGATTTTTGTTTGCTCCTGTTGCTTCGCCATCTCTACTCATCATTAAGGCAAACCCGCCCATTATAAAAGCACTAAACTCTGTTAAAGACGCTTTCTCGAACCAAACCAAGATTCCACCAAAGGAAATCAGGATAAGGCCGATAAGCGTTGTTTTAGGATTTCTAAATAATCTATCTATCATTCTTAATATCCCGATTCCAACGCCACAAGGTGTAAACAAAAGAGGTTGCCATCACAAACAAACCTGCTATCTGATGCACCTCGGCTATCGTTAATCCACCAACGGCTAAACTCCAAGACGTTGCTACCGCACTTGTGCTATCTGTTTTCATTACTCGCCTGTTGCTTGTTCGTATGCTGCTGCGTATGTTGATTCCCATCCACCGAACCAATGAACGGCAGAACCTGGCGTAGGCCAAACTACAAAGGGTAAGAACTCCGCAGGTACTTCTTGGTAGAAGATAATGTCTACTGCCCAGCGTGGGTCGTATGCTGTGCATACACCTTCAGCATCTTGTGCAATGCATACAGTACCAATCTCGTGTACTGCACAGTTAACGTAGGAGTATTCTCCTTCGTTTTCTTGGCGCAGACCTGCTGCGTCCATAAGGGCGTAGAAAGATTCTTGTGAAGTGAATCCGAGTTTGCGATACGTGTTCATAGTGTTTTTGTTTATAGAGTTGTGAGTGCCTGAAGTTGACTATCAATTAATCCTGTTTTATAAAACGCAATTTTAGACACTGTACCATTAAAGGCAGATGTCGAATCTGGTTGGATGAAAGCAAATCGGTCTAATGTTCCCGCTGGAAAAGTGATACCGCTTGTGTCGGTAATTACCTTAACTCCATTGACATAAACGGCAAAGTCGTTTTCTTTGTAACGAAATGCCACCTTATTCATATTTGTAACTGTCATTGTCGCATTGGAGTTGACTTGATTCACTCCGCCAACGTCCACACGAGCAAAAACACTACCCGCAAATGTGGAAATAGCAGCACGATTAGCAACGGTAGAGCTACTTAATACAAGCGAACGGGTTATAGACTCGTTTAATGGTACAGCAAATTCCGCAAATAAAGTCCCCTCCGTCTGACCAATCAAGTCAGCGACACCAGTCACAGAACAAGCATCAGCA